AAATGAAATGTTACAATTGCAAAAGTGTAATAGCGGACACCTGCACATTCTGCCCTAATTGTGGCAGAAAGCAGGTTCGCAGACAATCTGAACGCAAAACAGCAATTTATATGGATGTTAAAAACAAAATGTGGATAAAATCAAAAGAACAAGGAGGCAGACATTATTGTGCTGACATGGCGATCACACTTATAACTGAAAAATATCGTCCTGACAGAAAAAAAGGACTAAGAGTTTACGAAATAGTAAATACGGAAGAAAGGGCAAACGAACTTTATACTATATTTGAAAAGTGCCTTGCACTGTCAAAGGCAATAACTGGTGATTAAATGACACCATTTGAAGTAAATGACGCGCTAAAATCAATGGTCGTACTGGTGGATACTCGAGAGCAGGATACACCAGCGCTCCATTTGCGCTTAAAAAGGATGGGATGCCCATTTGAAAGAAAAAAGCTTTCCTTCGGCGACTATTCAGCAAAATGCAGGGTTTCCGAGGATGAATGGCTCGATATATCCGACAAAGTAACTGTCGAACGCAAAATGAGCTTTGATGAGCTTTGTAATTGTTATTGTAAAGGCCGGGAACGGTTTGTAAAGGAATTTGAGCGAGCGAAAGAAGCTGGTGCGAAGATTTATCTCATGATTGAAAACGCGTCATGGGAGAAAGCGTACAGTGGTGCTTATCGAAGTAAGATGGAAGCTAAAGCACTGGTGGCAAGCTTGACGGCTTGGCAAGTTCGGTACAACTGTCAAATAATATTCTGTGACCCGGCCACAAGCGGAGCGTTAATCCATGAGTTTCTTTATCGGGAGTTAAAACAGAAATTGGAAGGTGTGAAACAAGACAGTGCTTGAATATGGTTTTATAAAGTTGCACCGGGGTTTATTAAAATGGGAATGGTACGATGATACAAATACCAAGTCTGTCTTTATTCACCTGCTTCTGACGGTTAGCATTGAAGATAGCGAATGGCATGGAGAAGTCGTAAAACGCGGTGAAAGAATTTGTTCCAGAAAGTCATTATCAGAAGAATTGAATATGTCGGAACAGACGATTCGCACTGCTTTAAGCCACTTAAAATCAACCAGCGAAATAACCATCAGGGCAACGCGAAAATTCAGCGTGGTTACTATAAATAATTATGAGAAGTATCAGGAAGTGCCCAGTTCATTAACCAACAGACAACCAGCAACCAACCAACTTCCAACCAACAGCCAACCACAGTATAAGAAAGTAAAAGAAGATATTAAGAAAGTAAAAGAAAAGAGCGGCGCTTTCGCGCAATTGTCCGAGGACGAGATCGAAGAGCGGAAAGCTAAATTGAGGAAGTGAGATTGTGCCATATGAATTAAAGCGTGATGATATTTTGGGGCTGGCTGCAAAGTTAAATTCCGAAACTCGTGTAAAAGGTGATGAACTGTTTTTTAAATGGTGTCCGTACTGTAACGGTGATGGGCATGACAGAGACACTTTCAGTATTAACCTTAACACGGGAACATTCAAGTGCTTTCGGTCGAGCTGTGGGAAACAAGGGCATTTTGTGCAGATGGCGAAAGACTATGGTTATCATTTGGATTTTAAGCAGGACGCAGCAAAAAAAATATATCGCTCCCTGCCCCAGCCCAAAATTGAAATCAGTAATAAAGCGGTTGAGTATATGGCTCATAGAGGAATCAGCCGTGAAATTGTTGAACGGTACAAAATCACTACTCGAAAAGATAACGGCAACACACTGGTTTTTCCATTTTACGATCCGGACGGCGTGCTCCAATTTGTTAAGTATCGAAAAACTGATTATGACAAAACAAAAGGTAAAAGCAAAGAGTGGTGTGAATCCAACACGATGCCAATTCTGTTTGGAATGGATAAATGTGTTGATTTTGAATCTTTGGTTATCACCGAGGGGCAGATTGACAGTTTATCGGTTTCAGAATGCGGCGTTAAAAATGCGGTGTCAGTTCCGACCGGAGCACTCGGATTCACATG